GAGAAGGTAATGGTGCTCGTAATTTCTCATTTGGTGGAGATTTTTATGATGGTTTGAATGTAAGTGTAAATCAAAGCACCCTAAGTATTACTCTAACTACCATTAATCCCGCCCAGAATGGCGATGAGATCGAATCTATCAACTCAGTTAAGTATTATGCTCCTAGGTTATATTCATCGCAGTACAGGGCGGTTTCTGCGACTGATTATGAAGCAATAATTCAACAAATTTACCCTGATACTGAGAGTGTTTCAGTAGTTGGTGGTGAAGAATTAGACCCACCACAATTTGGAAATGTTATAATTAGTATTAAACCAAGAAATGCTAACTTTATTTCCGATTTTACCAAACAGCAAATTACAACTGAGTTAAAGAAATTTGCTCTTGCAGGAATTAACCAACAGTTAGTTGATCTACAAATATTAACCGTTGAATATGATTGTTTTGTATATTACAACAGTAATATATTCAATGACGTATCTACTCTTCAAACAAGAGTTAGTAATTCTATTCAAAAGTATGCTAATTCCTTAGATCTCAATAAATTCGGTGGAAGATTCAAGTATAGTAAGTTCGTTAATATTGTCGATGATTCTGATAGATCGATTACTTCAAATATCACAAGAATCCAAATGAGAAGAGATCTTCGTGCGGAAATTAACGTTACGAGTCAATATGAATTATGTTATGGTAACCAATTCCACGTTAATTTAGAAGGTAGGAACATTAAATCTACCGCTTTCACTATCAGAGGAGAAAGTGCACCTGTTTACTTTAGTGATGAACCAGATGGTAGCACAACTACAGGAAGACTAACTATTGTTAGTATAGACAGTAATGGTGAAATCGTTACTGTAGATGGTAATGCAGGTACAGTTGATTATATGCATGGAGAAATTCTTATTAACTCAATTTTCATCACTGGAACTGCTTTAGGTCAAAATATTATTGAAATACAAGCAACTCCAGAGTCTAATGATGTCATAGGATTAAAAGATTTGTACCTCAATGTTGATTTATCTAAAAGTACGATAAATATGATTAAAGATACGATAAGTTCTGGAGATCAGATTTCTGGAGTATCATATCCAATTTCTTCTAGCTACACTAACGGATCACTAACTCGATAGAATGATAAACAAGAGAGTTAAAATAAAAGATGTAATTGAGAGCCAACTTCCTCGGTTTGTATTAGAAGATAACCCAAAATTTGCTGATTTTCTAAGACAATACTACATTTCTCAAGAATTTCAAGGTGGCGCGATTGATCTTGCGGAAAATTTAGATCAATACATCAAATTAGATAATCTGGTTGATAATGTAATCAATCCAGACATTATTTTAGAGAGAGAATGTACATCTACAGATACTGAGATTGTATTGTCTAATTCTGAGGGTTTGCCTGATGAATATGGTTTAATAAAGATTGATGATGAGATCCTCACATATACTGAAAGAGAAGATAATACCCTTAAGGGTTGTATTAGAGGTTTTAGTGGAATCTCAAAATATAGAGATGAAAATAACCCTGAAGAGTTAATTTTTGAATCTACAGATACAGCTGCTCATACTTCGGGAGTTGTTGTATTTGACACAACTGGATATACTGCTGCTGATTACTTTTATCAAAGTGCCACCATCACTAAGATGTTTGGTATTATTCGTGTTAGAGCCAGAGGAACTAGTGGTAGAAGCACTCCTACTACATTCAGATTAGGTATCACAAATATTGATAATGATTTTTACCAATTAAGTAATGCTAATAGAGATGTCAATACAAATGATTTAACCACTCTTGGTATTGATTCTTTAGGTTTAAATCAAACTATTATTATTGATGAAGGTGATACAATTGAATTTATTGTAAATGCGCAAGGATTCCCTCTTTGGATTCAAAGTACAGGTGATGGATACGATACAACTACAGTTTTAACAACTGGTGTTACTAATGGTGGAGCAAGTACAACTACAACAGTCCAAAACCTTAGTGTAGAATTTTTAAAAGAGTATTATATTAAGTTAAAAGAATTATATGCTCCTGGTTTTGAAGATAGAACCTTAAGTTCAGGTATTAATGTAGGAAATTTCCTTAAAAACGTAAATTCTTTCTACAAAACAAAAGGAACAAGAGAATCATTCAGAATTTTATTCAATGTTCTTTATGGTAAAAAGGTTCAAGTAGTTGACCTTGAAGATTTTGTTGTAAAATCATCTACTTCTGATTACTTAAGAAGAGCAATTGTTGTTGTAAGTGCAATTAGTGGAAATCCTTTACTACTTACTGGTCAAACTCTTTATCAAGATGCAGACCCAACTAACCCAGACGTTCAACCTGCATCTGGTCCTATTTCTGAAGTAGAAATTTTTACTCGTCAGGGTGAAGAGTTTTATAAAATTCCGCTTTTTGTTGGATTTAACGAACAGTCTTTGGTCTCTGGTGAATTCTTTGTTCCAGGTTTTACTAAAAATACTTTACTTGCTTCTGCTAATACCAGAGTTATCAACGTAGATAGTACAGTTGGTTTTTCTAGGAGTGGTTCATTCTTTATTGATTCTCTTGGAATTACTGTAACTTATACTGATAAAAACCTAACTCAGTTTTTAGGTTGTTCTGGTTTAACATCTGATCTACCAGTTGGAAGTGAAGTCAGATCTACAGTTGTTGCATATGGTTATGAGGAAGGAGATTCTACCAGAAAGGTAGAAATGAGAATCACTGGAGTTCTTGGAGAGTTTGAGGCTCAAGGAAGTAATTACTATCTTGATGTTGGTAATGAAATTTACATCAAGAGTATTGGTGAGAATATTGCTCCACCAGTAGATCCATTAACTTTACCAACTTATAAACAAAGAATTTTTAACTCTTGGATTTATAATATTGCAACAAGATTTGAAATAGACGAAATTACTGGTTCTACAGTTTCTATTTCAGATACTTTTACCAAAAGTAATCTAAGAACAGGAGATTCTGTAGATATTCTTGCAAGAGGAACAAATACAATTACAACAACTTCTGTTGTGACTGTTATTAATAACAATACTCTACAGTTATCTAATACAACAGGAATTACTACTGATAGAAATTGGGATCTTAGAAGAGTAATTAGTAGGGCAAGTTCTAGCAATAATTTAATTGAATTTGGAAATCAAACAATTATTTCTAACATTCAAAATGCATATGTCACTAAAGACAAAGTTAATGAGTCAATGTACGTTGCGACTCAAGGTTTACCTTCTTTTACGTTTAGTGTTGATAGAGTTTTTGTTGATTTTAGAGGACAAGATGTTGGTATTGGTCAAATTGATCAATTAGTATCATTTCAACAGAATTTACCATTTGTTACAGGTGACGAAATTGTATATGAGGCATTATCTGGTTCTACTCCCCTAGAGGGACTAGTAAGTGGTACGAGATACTTTATTTGGGTAAATCCAGCTGCTAATAATCAATTAAAACTAGCAAATGCTAGATCTTTTATTGAAGTTAGTAAATTTATTGATTTAAAACAGGGAACAGGTACACATAGACTAACTCTTGCTTCTCAGTATGGTAAACATATACAACCTCAAAAAATTCTAAGGCAATTCCCACTAAAACCAAGTGTTTCTTCAGGTCTTGCTCAAACTACTACCTATGGTCCAACAGGAATGTTGATCAATGGTATTGAAATACTAAACTATAAGTCAAATGATTATTTGTATTATGGTCCTCTTCAGTCTGTTGAATTAGTTAGTGGTGGTACTGATTATGATGTTATTAATCCACCTAAGGTTACAGTTTCTAATCCTGGAGTTGGTGGAACAGTTGCTGTAATTAATCCTGTTCTTAGTGGATCTCTAAAGTCTTTATATCTTGAAAATAGAGAGTCTTATGATATTGACCAAGTTTTTGGTATCAATATTGAAGGTGGTAATGGAGAAGGTGCCAGTGGTGAAATTACTTTATCTCAAGATTATACAGAAGCAAATTTCAATGCTAAAGATATTTTAGCAAATGGTGGTGTTGATATTCCTGGTAATACACTTACTTTCATTGGTCCTCATAATTTTAAAACAGGACAGAAAATTGTTTATAATTCAAATGGAAACCAACCATTAGGTGTTGCACTTACATTAGGTTCTGATGATATTACCCAATATGATCCTGAAAGTACTTTACAAAATGGTGTTACATATTTTGCCAATGTAGTCAACAATACTACTATTAAACTTCATGAAACAGAAGATGATGCTAATGCAGGTGTTAGTACTGTTGGTATCACAACTTTCAATACTTTAGGTATTCATAAGTTTAGATCTTTTGATTTTAAAAATAAAATTCAAAATATTTCTGTTGTTACTGAAGGTTCTGGATATACAAAAAGAACTTATGAAATTAAAACAACTGGTATCAGTACAGGAACTAATTGTTTCCTTGTAAAAAATCATGGTTTCCAAAACAATGAAGATGTAATTTATCAAGCAACTAATTCTATCCCTGAATTAACCACAGATACAAATTATAGAGTTATTCGTATAAGTGCAGATGAGTTTAGACTAGCTCTTTCTGAAACTGATGTTACTAGAGGCAGATATATTTTCCTTAGCGATGTTGGTAGTGGTATTCATACTGTAAAATATCCAGATGTTACTGCTACTGTTGTAGCATCTATTGGCGGAACAACAGTATCTATTCCTTGCGAACCAGATGTAAGAGGTGAAATTATTGGTGCATATCTATCTGAACCTGGATCAGATTATGGTTCTAAGGTATTAAACTTTGAAAAACCACCTTTAATTACAGTTTCAAGTGGTAGTGGAGCACAATTCCAACCATTGATTAGTAATGGAATTATTACACAGGTTCAAATTATAGGTGCTGGTTCAAATTATACTTCTGCTCCAGATTTAACAGTTGTAGGTCCAACAGGTTCTGGTGCTCAATTAAAAGCAAAACTTAATGCAACAGGTAAAGTCGCTACAGTTGAGGTAATTTCTGGTGGTATAGGATACGACGCAGAAGATACAGCTATCGTTGTAAGGTCTGTAGGACAGTCTGGTATTATTGAATCGACAGTAAGACCATTAACTGTAAACTTACATGAAAAGTATTCAACAGATGATTTCTTAAACGCTGAGACTCAATATCCAATTCAATATGCATCTTTAGCATATTCTACAGATCTTCAAAATGATTTTGGAGATACTCTTGCACAAAGATCTCCTATTATTGGTTGGGCATATGATGGAAACCCAATTTTTGGTCCTTTTGCAACAAGAGATCCAAAACAAAATATAGGTATTACAACATATGTTCGTTCTGGATACCAATTAGCAAGTCATTTAGTTCCAAATAGACCAGATCCAAATGAATATCCTGCTGGTTTCTTTGTTGAAGATTATAAGTTCATGGGAACTGGTGATCTTGATGTTCATAATGGTAGATGGTTTGTATCTGATGATTTCCCTGATGGAATTTATGGATACGTTGCTACCCTTGAAATTGACCCTGGAACAGGTTTACCAAGAGCATCCTTCCCATATTATATCGGAGACACTTACATCGCTCCTAAAGCGTCTCAGTCTATCTCTCAGGACGATGATATCAATGCATTAAATCTTAGTAGGAATACTTATCCTTACAGATTAAAGAGCAATAGTGCTAGTTACGATTTTGTTATTGAAGCAGATGAATTAATTGGACAAGAAGGTGTTATTGATTCTGTCTTTACTGGTGGTGTTGAACAGTTAGAAATCGTTGAAGCAGGTGATCTTTATAAAGTTGGAGATCCTTTATTATTTGATGAAGAAGGAACTAATGGTAATGGAGTATCTGCACTAGTTTCTTTCATTAAAGGTAAAGAAGTTAATGATTTACAAAGCACTAACGTTCAATTTGATGAGGTAACTTTCCAAAAAACAGGTGATGTAGAAATTACAGGAATTATTCAACCAAACCATGATTTTAATAATGGTGAGGTTATTGAAATCTTCAACACTAATACTGATATTAAAGGTCTTCAAGGATTCCATGTAGTTGGTGTTGCATCTGAAAGAGCTATACTTTTAGATCCTGTTAAAGCTGGAGCAGTTGGTGTTGTAACTGATCTTATTGTAAGTAGAATTCCAGCAAATGTCAGTGGTGGATCTAGTATTAAATTTAGTGATGGTGAAGTTGCTAAAGTCTTAAATGTAATTGAAAGTAAAAATTTACTACGTATTGAGAGAACAGGTATTGCATCATTTAGTGCTTCTGGTACTATCAGTTATCTGCAAGATAGATTTACTATTGACAGTGATGCTCCACAATTCGTATCTGAATTCTTCCCTAAAAAATTCTTTAATCCAAAACAAACAGTTGGTGTAGGTACAACTGTAGGTAATTATGAAACTCTTAATTATACAGAAAATAATATTGCCCAAACTAGGGTAGTTGAGCATGGGTCTATTTTCTTAAATAAACATCCTTTCTTGGATGGACAAAAAGCTTTATTTGTTAAAAAATCAGGTCAACTTTCTCTTGGTGTTGCCACTGCAATTGGTGTTGGAACAACAGCTACTTTAGTTACTGATTCTTTACCTAGATCAGGTGTTGAGCAAGAAGTTTATATTGTATACAAATCAATCAATACAATTGGTATAAAAACTGAGAAAAATGGTGCTGAATTGTTCTTTACTAGCGATGGTAGTAATGATGATGGATATTTTGTTCAAGGTATTGGTACAGCAGTAAGAGGATCTGTATTACAACCAACTACAACAGTTACTACAACTCAAGCTCATGGGTTACAAGTAGGAGATACTATTAACTTTAACGTAATTGCAAATCAAGAAGTTGGTATTGGTACAAGTTCTAGAGTAAGATTAGAACTAAATTCTGAAGGTTTGGTTATTGTCGATTCTCAAGGCATTTCTTCTGCTGGTGTCAATACATCAACTAATAGAATTTCTATTCAAGGTAATAATTTTAAAACAGGTGATAGAATTTACTATGAACCAAAATGTCCAGAACCTATTGGTGGACTGAGTAGGGGTAGATATTACATTTACAGGGATTCTCCTGATAATTTCCGAT